CAAGCCTGCTCCAGCGATTCCGGATACCGCCTGGGACGTTACCACCAACGTCAATTTTTTACCGACTTCAGCAACGGTGGCAACGACCTATCCCAACCCTGCATTCGACAATGATGCCTACATCGGCAATATCGGCAATTTCGCTGGCGAAACCCGTCCGCGAAACATCGCCTTTCCTGCGCGAATCAAACTGATCTGAGGTGCCCATGTTCAATTATCTGATAGATGACAGCGGTGCCTTGGTTGGCCCTGTCGAGTTCCCGTTCGTGCCGGGAATCGGTCTGCAACTGCCAAGCAATGCGGTGACGCTAAGCATCGAACTCTCCCCTGCGCCTGAGGGGTTTGCCTGGGCCTATGACAAGGGTTCGTTGCAACAGCAGATCGATTGTCGTGGCGATGTCTACCACACTGACACAGGCATTCGGGAAACCTGGAACGCGCTTGGCGAATTGCCGGAGGGCTTCACCCGGTTGCCTTTTCCGGGTGGCTTTCACGTCTGGTTGGACAACGCGTGGCAGGTCGATGAGGCCGCGCAACTGGCGGATTGCAAACGCATCGTCCTCGCTAAGCGCGACGCACTGCTACGCGACGCCGTGCTGCGCATCGCGCCTCTTCAGTACGCCGAAGACATTGGCGATGCTAGCCATGACGAACAACTGCTGCTGATCGAATGGAAGCTCTACAGCGTCGAGCTGAACCGTATCGAAAAGCAGGCCGGTTTCCCCGATGACATTACCTGGCCGGTCGCACCCGGCACAGCCGTAGCCAACTGATTTCAGCACAGGGAGCAGTGCAATGGATTATCCAAAAAGTATTCCCGGGGTCGGGCTGGTCAACGGCGGCTTCGTTGATGAAAACCCGCTCGCCGGTTCGCCGGGATCGTTGATTCCGGCCGCATGGGGCAACAGCGTCACGCAGGAAATTCTCAACGCGATCAAGGCCGCCGGATTGACACCGGATGAAGCCAGAACCGATCAACTGGCCAGCGCAATCGGTGCGCTGGTCGACTTCAGCAAACTGAAAAACACCCCTACCACGCTGGCTGGCTACGGCATCACCGACGCGGTAGGGCGGTTGCTGGCGGTCCGGCAGATCGAGACGGTCGGGATCACGGTTTACAAGCCCAACCCGAGGGCCAAACGGATTCGTGTGCGGCTGGTCGGGGCGGGTGGTTCCGGAGGCGGTTGTGCATCTGTTGCCACCGGTAATCTGCGTCTCGGCGGCGGTGGTGGATCGGGTGCCTATGCGGAAAGCCTGTATGACGTGACATCACAAATGCTTGCCGGGGTCCCTGTTTCATTGGGGGCCGGTGGAGCTGCCAGCACTACGATGGGTCTGGCAGGCGGCGGGGCTTCCTTCGGCTCCTACATGAGCGCTGCAGGAGGCGCTGGTGCACAGATCCTGAACATCGATACGACAACCTCTTCCTCGGGGTACGTTCAGGGTGGGACTGGAGGTCTAGACGCCGTGGGCGGCAACCTTGCCAACGCACGCGGTCACACCGGTGGCTACGCGATGTTCAACGGCAATTGGGGAATGCTCTCCGGAGGCGGAGCGGCGAGCCCGTTCGACGGTGGCGGCCCGTACAGGGGCGTACACAATCCTGGTTTCGCAGGCGTCCGAGGCTCGGGAGGCAGCGGCTCTTGTTCGTCCAATCCTTCGAGTTCATTCGCCAGTGGCGCCGGCGGCAACGCCTTCTGTGAAATCTGGGAGTACGAGTAATGGCCCGTTATGCACGACTGGAAAACGGTATCGCGATCGAACTGATCGAGACCGGTGAGTACGCAATCACTCAACTGTATGCACCGGCTTTTGTCGAGGCAATGGTACAGGTGCCGGAAGGCATGCACGTTGATATCGGCGCGCCTCTCAGTGAACTGCGCCATGAGGTCACACCGTTGCCGGACATGGGCAAGTCTGTGGTCATTCCTGAAACGGTCGTCGAGGAGCAAGAGCCTTTGGCGGTAGCGCGAACGTGGCGTCAGTCAAGCCTGTTGGCCACTGAATGGTGGGTGACGCGGCATCGCGACGAGCAGGCGCTGGGGCGTGGGACGACGATCAAGGCCGCGCAGTATCTGGAGTTGCTGGAGTACCGCCAGGCGCTGCGTGACTGGCCTGATTCAAGCCAGTTTCCTTCGCCAGTTTCCCGGCCTTCGGCCCCCGAGTGGCTCGCCGCTGATGTTGGTTAACGCCATCAAGTTGCATGTATTTTCAGAGCAGGAGATGAGTAATGGATTATCCAAAAAGTGTTCCCAGTGCGGGTCTGGTGGACGGCAAGTTTGTCGATGAGGATCCGGTAGCGGGTAAACCGGGATCGTTGATTCCGGCGAGTTGGGGAAACGGCGTCACGCAGGAATTACTGAAGGTCATCCAGACTGCCGGTCTTACACCTGCAGAATCCGCCAATGATCAGTTGTTGGGGGCTTTACGCAGTAACAGGTTATTTGTGACTGCGCCGCAATTCGACAGTGGCAAATCGGTTGCAACGACTGAATTCGTAACCCGAACGGGTTTGCAGTTTTCCGGTTTCGCGTCGTATGGAGCGAGCACAGTTCTGAGCGCTGCCAATATCGGTGGAGTCGCCAGCTTTGCGAGTAACTCGCCAATCACGGCGACTTTGCCTTCAATCAACGGAATTGCCCACGCCAGTACCCTTCACTTAATCAATGCGGGCACCGGTATTTTGACGATCAGTCCGGCAGCCAATGAACAGATCGAAACCTGTAATGGCACATTCGGACCGCTGAAGCTGGATATTGGTGATTCCGCTTATCTGATCAAGTTGAGCAATCAGTGGCGTTTATATGGGGGATCGGTCAGCGATAGGTACGCCACAGCACATTCCGGTGTCGTAGGTAACGTCGGCTATCAACGCTATCCCAGCGGTAACATCGACCAGTGGGGCGTTGGCACCACGGATGCCAAAGGTGACGTAAATGTCAGTTTCCCTATCTCTTTTCCCAACGCGTTTTCATCGATCGTGGCCATCCACTCGGGGGGCGACGGCGCGATGGTCATCATGTACTCCAACTCTGCGACGAAACAGGGCTGCCGGCTGAAGGTTCGCAGCTACACCGGTGACGTCAGTGCGAACTGGGGTGTTTTTTACCTTGCAAAGGGCTACTGAATGAATCCGTTCAATGTTTTGTTCAGCGCCAGTACCCGGGGCGCCTATGTACCGGGTATCAATTCAGTGGACATTCCCGACGACGTTATCGAAATTCCTCAGGGCTACTGGATCTCGCTGCTGCAGCAGATGGCGGTCATCCCGAAAGTGATCGGCGTGCGTGCCGATAACGGCTATCCGATTCTCGTCGATCCACCGCCGCCTTCACCGGATGAAGCTGCTGACATAGAGCGCTCGTGGCGTACGGCGCAGCTCGCCGCCACCGACGGTCTGGTGGCCCGTGATCGTGATGAGCTGGAGGACGGCGGCGGCACCACATTGACCACCGAACAGTACGCCGAATTGCAAACCTATCGCCGTGAATTGCGGGACTGGCCCCAGGGTTCTTTTTTTCCGTTCGGCGAGCATCGGCCGGTAGCGCCGAAGTGGTTGGCTGCTGCGCTGTAAGTCATCAGGGAAGTTGAAATGGACTATCCAAAAAGCGTTCCCAGCGTCGGGCTGGTGAATGGCAAATTCGTCAATGAAGACGTCGTCGCGGGATTGCCCGGATCGTTGATCCCGGCGATCTGGGGCAACAGCGTCACCGATGAGTTGTTGAACGTCGTCAAATCCGCCGGCCTTGAACCGAGCGAAGCCGATGCAACCCAGTTGTTGCAATCGATGAAGAAGCTCAGTCAGGCAGGTGAAGACAAACATGCCACTGACATCGGCGCGGCCAATCTCTATATGGCTAATTATGTGCCTGCTGTCACTGTATTGAAGGACGGCTTGGCGCTGCGCTTTACTGCCGGTAATGCCAATAGCGGGGCGAGTACGTTTGCACCGAACGGCTTGATGCCCAAGCCACTGGTCAGTCTTGCAGCGAGTGCATTGCGCCCTGCCGAGATTGTCGGCGGCAGTGTGTGTTCGGTGGTGTACAGCGCAGCACTGGATAGTTGGGTGCTGGTGTATGCGAGTGGTGGCAATGCTGCAAGTGGCCGGCTCTTGGGGATCAAGACGTTTACCGCATCCGGCAACTATGTGCCGTCAGTGGGAATGAAGAACGTATGGGTCACCATCGTCGGCGGAGGTGGTGGCAGCTCGGGAATCGGTGCGACGAACTCTACCCAGGTTTCCCTTACAGGCGGTGGCGCTTCCGGTAGCTACGCACAAGCCTGGTTATCCTCTGCCGCGATCGGGCAGAGCCAAATCATTACCGTGGGGGCTGGGGGCGCGGCGGGTGCTGTTAGCGCAGGCGGGGGAAGTGGTGGAACAAGTTCGCTTGGCTCACTGGTTTCGGCCACCGGCGGTGGTGGTTCTCCCTGGAGTTCCCCGCTCACGCTTCCTGGATTCGGCTTGTATGTGGGCGGGTTTCCCAGCCAAGCTTCAACTGGAGGCAACATTATCAATTCGGCAGGTGCGGCCGGCAGTCCAGGGATGTGCCTCACCGGATCAACCCTTGCCGGGCATGGCGCAAACTCACCTCTTGGCAGTGGTGGTTATGCGAGCAGTGTCGCATTGAGTGTGGCTGCGCCCGGTTCAGGTTATGGCTCAGGCGCGGGCGGGATTGCTAACACCACCAACCAGCCGGGTAGACCGGGCGCAGCAGGCGCTCCCGGTGCCGTGATCATCTACGAGTACGCCTGATGAAAACCTACGCACGCATCACCCAGAACACCGTGGTCGAACTCTTCTCCACCGACGGCAACATGGCCGAGATGTTTCATCCGGATCTGCTCTGGATCGACATCACTGAAATCGCTCCGGCACCGCAAATCGACTGGACCGCCAACTTCGGGACCCTCGGTTGGGTCTTCGCATCCCCCGAAGAACTGACGCCGGACAGCACCCTGAAAACTCTGGCAAAAAAATGGCTGAGCGGCATTGGCCTTCAACCATGATTCAATCGGGGCACTATCCAGGGAGGATCAAGCATTATGCAAATAACTGAAAACAACCTTATCGACATCATGCCCAACGCCCGCTCCCAAGCGGGCGTTTTTGTTTCTGCACTCAACAGCGCCATGGCTCGCCGCTACATCGACTCTCCCAAGCGCGTCGCGGCGTTCCTCGCGCAAGTCGGACACGAGTCCGGGCAACTGCGCTATGTGCGCGAACTGGGCAATAACCAATACCTGAGCAAATACGACACAGGTACGTTGGCCTTGCGTCTGGGCAACACGCCTGAAGCCGACGGCGACGGGCAAAAATACCGAGGACGCGGGTTGATCCAGATTACCGGCCGTTCGAATTACCTTCAGTGCAGTGTTGGCCTGTTCGGCGATGAGCGGCTGCTGTCGTTGCCCGAGTTGCTGGAACAGCCGCAATGGGCTGCCGAGTCCGCGGCATGGTTCTGGGAGCAGAAGGGTCTGAACGCACTGGCCGACCGCGACGAGTTCAACACCATCACCCGGCGCATCAACGGCGGGTTGAACGGCTTGCAGGATCGCCTGGAGATCTGGGCGCGGGCGAGGGCGGTGCTATGCCAATCCCCTGGCGAATGATCAGCATTGTGTTGCTGGCCGCTGCTGCTTTTGCCGCGGCCTGGCAGTTTCAGGAATGGCGCTACGAACGGCAATTAGCCGAGCAGGCCCGGTTAAACACTGAAACCCTTAATCAACTGACGCAGACTGCCGCCACCGTGCAACAGGCCGAGCAGGATAAACGTCTGGCGCTGGAGCAACGGCTCGCGTCCAGTGAACAAAACCACTACCGAGCGCTGAGCGATGCCCAACGTGATCAGGATCGCCTGCGCGATCGCCTTGCCACTGCTGATGTGCGCCTGTCAGTCCTTCTCGACGCCAGCGACGTTACCCCAGGCTGCAACGTGCCAGCAACCGCCGGCGCCAGCGGCGTGGATCATGCAACCGTACGCGCCCGACTTGACCCGGCGCATGCTCAACGAATTATCGCCATCACCGCTACCGGCGACCGTGGACTGATTGCCTTGCAGGCTTGTCAGGCGTATGTCAGAGCGTTGGCGCCTGCACATTTTGAATGAGTCTGTGTATTGAAAGCGCAACCGGGTCGTGTACGGTGGAGGCATTCCACACGATCCGGAGCACGCCGTGAAAGAGATCACTCAACTGGCCGCTGACCTTGGCCGACGTCTGCAACTGCTCAATGCCCACGTCACCACCGCTGAATCCTGTACCGGTGGCGGGATTGCCGAAGCCATTACGCGGATTCCGGGCAGTTCGGCG